GTGTCCTGTGCTACTGCCGAACGTCACGATGTTGCCCGTGGCAGTGTTGGCTATGTCTGATTCAGCGATACCAAATGCCGGCATGGTGCTGGCACTGTTGGCCCTGGCCAATGCCACCTCTGGTGTGTTTCCGCTCAAACCTGAGATGTACACTGCCTCACCTTTTGAGATGTCTTCCGTTGCCCTCGCCTGGAACACAGTTGCTCCTCTGAGAGCACCTATGAATGTCGTGGCAGTGGCGTCACCGTCAATGTTGGTGTTGGCCTGTAGTTCCACTGTGCCTGTGCCGCCTGGATTTAAATTTAAATTTGCGTTTGAACTGGTTGAAATTATGTTGTCGTCAAGTGTGATGTTGTCGATCGTAGCAGGAGATGATATGCTGGAAGCCACAACACCTGTAAGACCTGAACCATCACCTGTGATGCTTCCTGTCACGTGTAGATTTTCTTTGATCGTTATCTGTGTCGAGTCACTCGAACTCAATTCCGTTCCTGAAATTTGTATTCCGTCGATGCTGACCGATCCCGTGCCTGATGTGGTCAAGGTCAGGTCCGCGTTTGACGGTGCAGATATCGTTGAACCTACAACGGATAGGTCACCTATGTCCCTTGCGTCAACGTAATCTTTCACTGCCGCTGATGTTGGTATGGTGGTGTCGTTGTCATTGGAGCCTATGCCCTCTGATTCTATCACTATCGCACTTGCCTTGAAGTTGTCCACTTCCAGGTTCGATACCGTTGATGAGTCCGCGTCCAGTGACGAAACTGAGAATGTTCCCAATATGCTTCCTGTGACAATAAGGTCACCGTCTACAGTGACGTTTTCATTTAAATTGATTCTTGAACTGTCTGTGCTTGAAATACTTGTTCCATTGAACGTCAGTGCTTCTATGTTGACGCCACCGGTTCCATTACCAGTGATGTCCACGGAACCGTTCGTCGCTATAGAGGTGATCGCGTCACCGTTCACCTGCAGTTGGTCTATCTCAATGACACCTGTTCCGTTGGCCTGTAGTTTAAGGTCACCGTTCGTGACGTCTGTGGCTATAAGTCCCGATGAACCATCCCTAACCAAAGAGTACACTTCAGTGAAATTGGTGTTGATCTTGATCATGGCCGTACGTAGCGTATCGCCTGTTGCTGGATTCCCCAGTACTCCAATGTCTATAGGTATTCTTGCCATAATCTAACAATCGTATTTATTAAATAGTAATATGTTCATAGAAACCCTCAAAACCATCAAGTTGTACAAGAGGGAGAGCAAATACGGCGTCATGCACAACTATCGTAGGCGTAACATGATCTACGTGTTCAAGTGTGATGCCTGTTCAGAGACATTCCAGAGGCCCAAATCCAAGGTGGATCCCGCCCGTGCTTCTAACGACTACAAGCACGTGTGCAACAAGTGTGATTCAAAGAAGTTCGCCCAGTCCGTGGGCGTCAAAATGCGTCGGGTGTACCAACTGGACGCCAGCAGTACCAAGACCCTATAGGTCTCTCCACTTGATGTCATCTCTGTGACCTGTTATCCATCTCTGTAGGTCGGCGTATATCCCACACTTTATATTGGGTTGGTCAAAGTACCATCGTAGGAACGGATTGCCTTCGAGGTATTCTTTGCGATTGACGAAATAAAAATTGGTGTTGGGAAATTTTCGAAAGGTCTGTCGCAACTGGTACATCCACTCGAACTTTAGATAGGCCTTCATTGACGCCCTGTCCGGGTAGTTTGGCGAATTCTTGTATATGTTGTTCTGTATCCTGCTGGGTGTGTCCATCTCCCATTGCTGGGCACCCATGATGTCAAACGCCATGATAACGATGTTTTTGATGCCGGACTCCGCGGCCATCAACACAGCGGAACAGCCAGAACCTTTTGCCTTCGAAAAGTCGTTTGTCTTGATTGTTCCTTTTTTGAGATCTCCACCTCGCCATATCCTATAAAGTTTTAGACCATATGGTAGGTCATGTTCGTGGTCTCCTTCACAGATGTAGTTCCATTTGCTGATGTCTTCTATGCCGTGTATCATAGGCGACTCCTTGCCATTGTTGTGCCATTTGGCCAACTCTTGGAACATCTCCGGATTGACGGCAACTATATGATCGCAAAGTTTTGGATGATCCCGGTAGATTGCGTTGCAACCGTACACCACTCCCTGTCCTTTAAGCGTATCTATTGGAAATATATTTCTAGATTCACCGTTGCCTATTATGAAAGCAGTATCCATTACACACCAAATGATTCTCCACAGCCACATCCACTTGATGCGTTGGGGTTGGTTATCTCAAACTGTGAACCAAAGACTTCTTCCTTCCAGTCTATCTTGGTGCCTGCCACGTACATCATCGAAGTCTCGTCAACTACGAATCTACCTGTGTGCCAATCCTCAACATGATCTCCTTCTGCAACATTTTCCTTGGAGTCAATGAATCCCCATTCGTATTTGAAACCAGCACAGCCTCCTCCATTAACCTGCAGGCTAACCGCGTACTTGTCAGGATTCTTAGAAAGCAGTTTCTCCATCTGATGCTTTGCTTCATCAGTGATCTCGAACCATTTATAATTTTCATAACCTTCCATACTAGTAATTATCTACCTCTGTTGCCCATATTTTGTATTCCTTTAGACAACCAAAACCTCGTTGCATCTCTCTTGTACTGAAAACTCATGTAAGCGTTTTGCTCCTCCCAGTTGTGCTTCAAAGGATCATACAGGTCTGTGTTCTCAAACCACCAACCCCACTTGCCTTCGCAATTCTGTTGGCACCACTCTATGCAGTCGCCCATGATACCGTCCGAGTTCATGTCTATGTTGAAACGGAACCTATGTTCATAGCCACAGTCGTCGGGTATCTCGTCCAGTCCTGGTTTGATCCTTTTTATTTTTACTTTGCCATAGCTTCTACCATTGTGTGGCATGATCTAAACTCCATTTTTTTGCAGAACATTTTTCACCACACTCTCTGGGTGCTGTACCGTTACGCATGTCTCCAAACAACTTCTTCCACATTGGGTCGTCAAGAACTTCTCCAAGTGTTTGGCTCGGCTTGATGTACTCAAAAATGTCTTTGTTATGTCCATATCTTAATGCCGTCCAACAACAAGGATAGAACTTTCCCTTTGCATTCAGATATAATCCCTTGTTGCCAATCATACACAAAGGTATAATGGACGGAGTGCTGTTTTTATTATAAAACCTTTTAGTAAAAATATCAACACAGTTGTCGTGCCATTTTTTACCACTGAGCCCAACTGTTGTCCTTGTGAATCTTCCACTTGCAATAAATTTATCACTTGGTTGTAGCGGATCATCTTTTGGATAAGTGTCGTAATTTTTACCAAACTTTGAACTGAGTGTTAACTGGAAACTGTCAAAAGCCAATTTCTTGGCCATTTCCTGCATATCAAATATCTTGTGTTCATTAAACTTGAAGGCAATGGCGGCCCAGGTTTTATGGGCCTTGCTTTTCCGCATTACATCAATACCTGTCATGATTGAAAACCAATTGCAGTTGACCCTGTAAATGTTATTGGACTCTTGGTCCCATCCGTCCAATGAAAAATGAATATGGTCTTTTTCATTTAGAACGCTATCTAGTTGTTCCCACCATTTTTTGGTCTTGTAGGAACCATTGGTCACTATAACGAATTGCACTTCATTGTTATTTTCTCTGAGCCATGACAGTATTTTGAGGAAGTCCTTGGCGTATATGGGATCGCCATCATCCCCACAGAAAGTCAACTTACGAACATCTGTAAGAAGTCTGCCAGTAAAGTTATTCTTGAACCATTCTAATGAAAGATCCCTGTTAACTAATCCTTCTGGAACTTCCTGTCGCGAACATCTAGGACATTTTAGACTACACTTTGAACAAAGCTCAATGTGCCAATGCTCCAAAGGCCAATTATGTATGTTTTCAAACATAACGTATTCTACACTCTAATTTTTTTATTGTAAAGCTGGTGGAAATTTCCACTTACGGCCTGGCCCACGCATTTAAGACATTAAGAGGTCAGTGTGTTTGCCGACGTCACGTTTGTGGCGTTGCAGTTGTACTTATAACTATTTCCAATTGTCGATGACAAATTGATCCGCACATTCCATTGGATTTGGCTTTCCGTGAAACACTGCTACCTTGTTCCCAGGCTCAATGTCAACAGGCTTCCTGAAATAAGAACGGCCGTCTTTTGTTAATAATTTTGTGTCTTTAAGTCCGATCATTTCCCATTTGTAACTTCTTATCCATTCATCCGGCCAGTGGTTGATGTCTTTAGCACCTTCTTTCATTATCCAGTCTTGGTCTCCCCAATTCTGTTGCATTATCCGTGCATGGTTTGATATAAAGTTCGTATATAGATAATCCATTGTGCCTGCCTCCCATCGCATACAACTCGAATTAGACTGCTTCCAGTCCTTGACCCTGCATCTATTAAAGTCTCTTATGATATTGAACTTACCTGGATTGTGTGTAAACAAAATATCTATGTTGTCGAAAATTACTACATCCAAGTCAAAGAAAAGCATATTACCTCGTAGCGGCATCTCGGGCGAAAACATCCACAACTTGCTCCACCATGTTTTGATCCACGGATGATTAGGTAACTTGATAACATTGATGTCAGGGTCGAGACCACTCGGGTCATCCGTAATACAATTAAATTGATAAGGCACAGTGGTATGGCGACTTACCATGTTTTTTAGTATGTTTGCATATTTAGAAATATACTTGTTGCCCCATTTAACGCATAGTACGTGATTCATATCCCTGTCTTAGTCCTTCAATTTGTATCTGTTTCCAATCATCACTTTCCAATGTATATGGAAAACTGTTTTCATAATTCTCACTGCCTTGTATTGAAATACTTTTTATATTTAAATTATCTTTCATTTCGTCGTAAATTAATTTGAAGGATCGATTGCCAAAGGATTCATCTAGATCTACCTGCCCTATTTTGATATAACCAAGTGATAGTTTAGGATCTTGCCAATCATAACCGTTATTGTGCAACCATGCTCTGTACTCATCCATTTCTTCCTTTTTAAAATCATTAGACTCTGTGATAGTTTGCCCCCATTCTACATCGAACTCTCCAGAATAATATTTTTGATGATTTATTTCCGAACACAACGCATCTGTCATTTTAGGAGCACCTTCGTCCCTGAAAACTTCGTAAAGAGTTTTTCCTACCTGTGACCAGTGCAGGTACACACCACCTAGTTCACGATCATACCTGTTTTCTTTAAAAAGGTTGAAATCTTCATCGTGCAAATCATATCTTGGTGCATTCAAGAAGGTTGTTATTTGTGATGGCCTCATCCATTCTGGTTCTAGTGCTTTTTTGCGATCCGCACCAACCCAACTTTCTATTTCATGGCAAATGTTATTCAACTGCCTGATTGCATATTTTGTTTCCAGGTCAGCCTGTTTGTAATAATCTGATAGTTGCCATGCTGTTCCCTGCAATTTTTCAAAATGATTATGTAGAACGTTACATGCTTCGTGTTTTAGCCTTTTGCCCAGTGTAGTCGAAATATCCCATTCTACTCCGTGATCTGTATATTTCTTAATACCTTTTCCAATTGGGTGTCTAGAACTATATTGGAAGTCGTCTACACTGAAAGGATGTATTCTTTCATATGTAGGAGAGAAGTTGAAAGCGTTGATAACTTCAACACTATGGTTAAGTTCATTGACCAAGTGTCTAATATTTCTTTTAGAGTCAGCCCAACCCAAAAAACAAAAGTTCTTTTCAAGTATCCTTTGTTTTGTAAGATTATCCTTAAGGGCTTCTATAAACCTTTTGCCCAATGACGTGTCATAAATGTCAATTTTGACAGTCTTATTAGTATATCCTATTAATACTTTATTTTCTAGCGTAGATGGCACTGTTGGCTCCGTGTTCCATACACTCTACACTTTCAACATAGCATCTATTGTTTGTGTCAGCCCGTACAATGCTGTCCGCAAAGTCGAAAGCGTGTTTGGCGAATTTTTCTGCACCAACACCATCCATGACACTGAGTTCGGCAAGGCCGTTTTCTTCTAGCCGTCTAAAAGTTTCGATTTCTGGATCATTTTCGTCCAAAGCAATCTTATGGTCGAAAGTGTTTTCCAGCCATTTTTTCAGTGGTTTCAGTGATCCAAAGTCTACCGCCCAGTTTTTGTTATCCAGTTCTTTGCATCCAAAAGTAAATTTGAATGCCAACGAATATCCGTGGATGAATCGGCAATGCGAGTCCGCCTTGGGCTGTCTGAAAGCACAGCTCAAACCAATGTTGTGGCCATATGTTTTAGTTGAATAGTAAGTCATCGTTTCTCCTTTTTTTGATGACTTGCAGAATGTTTAAAGAGGGATGAAAGTCTTGAAGTCCTCTCGATCATCAGTTTAACTTTTTGTTTATCTTCTGATCTAGGTCTATCTGGAACGCGGCATCTCTGATACGCTCCGTAAGTTCGTTTGGTATATTTAATTCTCCGTCTATGATACTTTTAAGAAAGTGCACCAATACTGTGAATTCTGGTCTGTTTGAAACAGTCTCTGGATCTATTCCGTTTGTCTCCATTGCGTTGAGCATTGCTTCTGATGTATCAATCAGAGCCTGCATTCCTTTACTGTGTTTTTCAAAATGTGGCATTATGTTATGATACTAGGTTTCTTCGGCACTTCAATCTTGCTAAACACCCTGTTGTATTCCTCTCTTATTTTGTCATTGATATATGCTATAGACGTGATTTTGTCTTTCGATATATTGATAGGTTGATCTTGTTTGGCAGTGGAGAAAAAAGTTCCAAATGCCAACCCTTGTGGTCCTTGCATCAGCACCAGTGCCTTTTCGATACTGATATATGTTTCAGTTCCACTTTTAAAATTAGCAATCACTTCTTCCCCTGAAGCAAGTTTAAGAGTTATAAGATCTCCATCTTTTATATTTTCAAACATGTCTATATTATAAACTATCTTGTCATATTGTCAATGTATTTCTTCAATTCCTTGTCTTGAACATCAGGCGGAATAAAATTATTAAAAAATATTTGGTAACTGTCAGAACCGTATTTGCCGATGCCATGCAATTCGCTGGCTTCTTTCCGATCCCATGTGAGATATTGTTCAGTCATCTTTCTAATACGTTTTGATCTAACCTCCCACATGCCTAATGGTTTCAATATTTTTTGCTGAGTGTTCAACCTTCCACGTAGATATGCTTCTGGACTTGGATATTTTGTAAATAATTTTGGTAAGACTATTTTAACTTGTTTTCTGTAGGTAAGATTCAAGCACATCACAGACACCATGTGTTTCCATCTTTTATGTGGTGCTTTAAGTTGTTCTTGCACCATCAAATTATCTAACATTGGCTTCATTAAAAAATTATATAATGGATTAGATTTTTGTCAAGCCGTTAAAGTAGATAGCTCTGGCCAAAGCCTATCAAAATAACCAACATTATTGAAAATACTTTCATTGCGATTCAAGAAAGTTTTTAGATTTTGTTTCACAGTCGATTGCGTGTCTGTCGAGATTGTTTCAAATGTTTTAATCTTGTTTGTAAAGTAAGTCTTCTCCAGATCGGTGACATCTGTTTTTAGATAATTTTTTATTTCATCGATTACTTTGCACAGGACATCTTTGCCATAACTATCCAAACAAAGTTCTTTTGGAGCCGAATAGTCCTGCCACACAATTTCAATGTATTTTCTATATGGATTAGGTTGCAGAAACTTGTAAGGAAAATAATTTATTGCTTCTTTGGAGAAGTCTTTGAGTTCACACAGGTGCGTGGCATTCAATAAATGAAACAGACTCATGAACTGTATTTCATGATCGTTATTTTCTGGTGGGTTACGCACTTCTTTTCCTAATATTTTTAGATTATCTATCAAACTTTGCCATTTTGATCCTTGTCTTACATACTCATATCTATCTGCTATATTTTCTAAACTTACATGCCAACTTACCTTCCGTCTCTTGCATAATTTTTCAAAGACTTTACTTTTTGTTACGTCAGAGCTGAAATTGGTTATGACCTGAATCTTTACATTCGTTGGAATCACATCTAAAAGATCCGCATTTTCTTTTATTAACAATGGTTCACCACCTACCATTGCCACGGTTTTTAGATGAGATCCGTTGTCCATGAAAAAACTTGTAATTTTTTGTTTGTTATCTTGGCCTATTTTTACTTCTTTGGAATTATAGATCGATGCCCATTTAGAGCTGAATGATGGGTTACAATAAACACAAACACTATTGCACGTGTTGTTCCATCTAGCATCAAAAAGGACTGGATATTGATATTCTTGCGTAGCAGTTGTTATATCAAAGTCTTCGTTCAGTGAATTGTGCCAATCTTGTTCAGACCTAAGACCATCCTTTTTAGCATTAATACAAAATTTGCAGTAATCTTCTGGTAGCACTCCTTTTTTGATACTTTCTCTGACCTTCTTTAATTTTTCATGAGCCAGTGCTGATTCAATTGTGTCGGTATTGATATTGCCCAGTTTGAACCCCCCTGCACAACAGGTTGATATGCCTCCATCAACTTGTATATGAAGTCCGCGCCATGGTGCTGAACATATGCTATTCATCTTTTTTGTTAAGTTGCGAGTTGATCCATTTGGCCAGACCCTGATAGGTGTCTTGGAAAACATTTTTGTGGACCTTCCATTCGTCAGGCATTTTCCAATCTTCCTCGTTGACTATGATCCACCTGCAATCAGAATGTTCAAACAACTTGTTGAATTGATATATCCAGTAACTTGGATCAACGGGCCTCTTGATGTATGTGTAGCCTTTGGTGCCTTTGTATATGTTGTTGACGTTCTCAGGCTTCTTTTCCTTTCCGAGTCCCCATAGGTCCATACCAACTAGGAATATTGCTTTGGGCTTGAAACTCATCCCGACCAGTGCGGCAAACTGTCCGGTGCCCCAGTGGAAAGGTTGGTCTTGTCTTTTATCGCCTTCGTATGGTAAATCAGGAACCCGCTTTACGTTTGGCCAGAAAGCGAATTGTTTGTACCAATTTTCTCTGGTAAAGATAGTGGTGTTTTTACCACAAGTGTTTGCGGCCTCCTGGCACATATGCCTGTCAACACAGACCACATAGTCAAGATTATGGTCTCTGAATAGGGCGTTACATCCTACCATTGTGGTTACATTTTTCAAAGGAGTAATGTCAAACCCTCTCCTGCTTTCACCGTTGCCGATCACACTTACATACTTCGTCATATTGCTATTTAATCACCCCTTTAAACGCACACAGAAGCACGTACACTGCTGGTAAAAGGATCACTGGATAAGTTGTATATCTTGCTAATTTTCGTTGATTATATGCCATACGGTTCGGTATTTGTCCCAGGCTTTTTGCAGGGTAGGATATTTCCTTCTCAGTTCTATTGCTTCGGTTCCCACCATTTCCAACTCCTCATATGCCATCTGTTGGTCCATGGCCTTTTGTGATTGTTCTACCAATTTTCTCTCACCATTTGGTAATTGTTCATACACAGTTTCCCCGCCATCCGGCGATGTGTATATTGGCATTGGTATGATCTTTCTGCTTACTTTCTTTTTACGCTTTATCCTCTTCGCCATTAATAGTACCTTTTGTGATCCGCCTCTGGGTGTGCGTGTCTCATTCCGCCAATGTGTTTGGCATCCTTGTCTTTCCTGGGTATGAAATGTATGTGTGGCCACATGATTGTCTGTCCGGCACATAAACCTATGTTCATACCAACGTTGAATCCTTGCATATTGCCTTTCTTGATCTGTTCATTTCCATAGTCATAGGCAAGACCGTATGACCTACCTAAGAAGTGTGCGTTGTTCTCTTTTGGTATGAATAACTTGTGACCTTCTACGCAGGGATATCTGTCGTTGAAAACAAATGTGAAATCTGTCTCCATGATTGGAGTGTCGTTGCTGAACCATACGCTTTCATCGACACTGTCAACTTTCTCATATGGCTTCTTGTAGATAGATTTTTTGGATTGCATTGGTTTTTATTATTCCTATCATTATATTACTAGAGTTTGGTCTGTGTTGCAATCTAATTTTTTGCCAAAATTTAGTTTTTGGCACAGATGGATTGTATTCCCATATGCCTAATAGGTTAACCAAAGCCTTCCTTACCTTTTCTGCACCACCATGTTTTTTACAAGTGTCAGATCTTCCAACGTGTACAATCTTTGATCCAATTTTTATTTTATACACACAACTTAAACGGACCCATTTAGTTTTTGGATTTTTGTTATGTTTTATTTTAAATTTATCTATGGTGTATAGGTCATCGATTGCGTACCAATTAATATCTGACATTTTTTATCCCCAGTTCTTTATAAGTTTTCTGTACTTTTTTTGCTTGAAAGTAACAGTCTTCCAATGCATTGTGAAGTCCTGTCCTTTTTTCATTTGGGTCTCGTGGCACCAGTGAGAATAATGTACGAGAGTCTCGCACCTGCCAGTAGTTCCATGGCACTGGTGTTTTCATTTGTGCATAAAAATTTTGTAAAATAGCATAGTCAAACAAAGGACCTTGGCACCAAAACACGTCAACACCCACGCACCATTTATTGATTGTCTTAATCATTTCATCTAATGCTATCCTGTTACTGTCTCCCAAAGCCTCTTCCATTATTTCTTTGTCTTGTTGTCCCCACCAATCTAAAGTTTCCTGCATAACATCTCTGCCCATTGCTGTTTGTGAGTCAACGTCTACACGGAAGTACATGCCCTGAGATGGCTCTACATTGGTGTAAGGGTCAAATTTAACACCACCAACAGTCAGTATAGTGGCGTCAGGATTGGTAGACAATGTTTCCAGATCTATCATCGCGTGAATCATGCCTAATTATACTATCTAATTATGGTAATGTCAATTAGGCGTCTGTTGCAGGTTCTGGATCAAAGCTCAATGCTGGTATACCACCATTGTCTATGTATTCTTTGTATATTGAATACTCGATATCATTAAGGCAGTGTATTTCGCCTGCGGAACCAGGATAAGCATCTCTCATAAATTCACTGGCAGGCATGGCCTGTAATATGCACTGATTGTACGTATCAAATTTTGTTGTATCAAAAATTGCAGTGCAGGCATCTTCGGCGAAACATATTATCATAACCATAAGAAACTTCATGCAAATATTTAAATGGAAATTGTATGAAGTAATACTACTACTTCTTATCTCTATTTTTTAAAGTGCGTACTTTTGTTCGCAATCTTATAAGGTCATTATCCAGCATACGCACACGATCGATAAGTGCAATCAAAGTTTTCGAAGTCGAGCTTAACTTAGGAGTGATTTCTGTCGTTATGAACTTCCATAGGAAGTAGATGAAATATGCTAGGAAGAACACAGCCACGGTTGGAAAGCCATAGTCGTTTATCATTGTGACTAAATCCATTAGTCTTTCCTCGCATCAGTTTTTCCGTCCGCCCTGGCCACCCTATCGGTATCTATTGGAATGCCAAGTTGTTCAGAAACTTCTTGATCTATTTTTAAAATGTCGTTGTTCATTGTTTTGACCCTATTGTCTAGTTGGGTAATCACGCTTTCTATGAACTTTATTGAACCAACAATGCCATTCAAAATATACTTTATTATGAAAAGTATAAAAACACCCATACCGGCAGTCGCGGCAATGGGTAATCCTAGATCAGCAACTAATGTCCAAAAACTCATAATGTGTGTATTTAATCTTTGATTGTGTACACTTTTATTTCTTCTGTCTTACCCTTGACTGTGATGCTGTCAATGTAATCAAATTTATAAAGGTTCTCGATTGAATGCCTTGTGTCTTCACCTATGACTATGGTTTTGCCTAGCGTTTTACTAGAACTTTCTAATCTACTTGCAAGGTTCACGGCATCACCAATCACCGAATAATCAAACCTCTGTTCAGAACCCATGTTACCAACCAATGCCTCACCTGTGTTGATGCCTATTCCTATGTTGATCTGTGGAAGTCCTTCTGCTTGAAGATGCATGTTCAATTCTGCCAGCGCCACTGTCATTTCAAGGGCACTTTTGACAGCCATCTCCCTGTGTTTTACATTTTCAATAGGTGCATTCCAGAATGCCATGATACAGTCACCCATGAACTTGTCTATGGTACCACCATTTGAGATTATCACGTCTGTCATACGTGTTAAAAACCTATTGATAAGTTTTGTAAGTCCTGCAGGATTGCCTTTGTACTTCTCACTGATGGGTGTGAAGCCTCTGATGTCACAGAACAAGAAAGTCATGTTTCTTGTCTCACCACCCAACTTCAATAGGCTAGGATCTTTCTGTAGTTTCTTGACCATGCCAGGATCAAGATAGTGTTCAAATTGTTTTTTGATCTGTTTACGTAATCTGCTCTGTGTTGCAAAATTATTGTATGTGCTGTGAGACCAAATCAGGAACACAGACAGCATTATCCAAGATGGATCGACAAGGAATCCTTTGTTTGCATATGCCATGAATGCTCCGTAGGCGACACCCACCTCCACAAACAGTAACAGAGGCACAGCCAACAACACACTGGTTCTTGGCAGTATGATTATCAACAGCAACAATAACAATACCAGGAACACAATCTCGTATGTGTCGGCCTGTGGCGTTCTAAGGAGATACTTGCCTGTTAATAATGTATCCAATGCTTGGGCAGTAATATTTTGATCTGTTGTGAGTCCATGCGGTGTGTATTTCAACACACTCAATCCTGCCGCGTCAAGACCGACAACAACAATTCTGCCCTTTATTTTGTTTTCATTGAAGTCATCGGTGAGAATATCTGTTGCTGACATTTGAACATACTTGTTTGGATCTGCATAGTTGATATACATTTCTGCATTATGGTTCACTGGTATGCCTGCCTTCTTGCTCACAAGCACTTCATGTATTCCGTGTTCTTTTGCGATGACTTTGATCCTTTTTGAACCGTTCAGCATTCTGACATTTTCCAGGATCATGCTGGGATATATTTTTCCGTTGACCCTTATAAGCACAGGCATCTTCCTCACAACGGCATCTGGTTCCGGTGATGTGACATTGACACCCATGCCTGATGCTCCTGCAGAAACCTTAGGGTGCGGAGATACAATACCACCATATTCGTACAACCAAGGTTTGACATTGCCTTTTTCAATTATCTGTGTAGTGCTGGGTAGTTCTACACCTGATTCATTTTTGACACTCATCATCAGCACTGCTCTTTTGGATTCTTTTAGAACAACGGAGAACACTGCGTCTGTATCTAACAATGTTTCACCCAGTTGTTCTCGCAGTTCATTGGTCATGGGCATGGATTTTAGATATTCCACACCACTCATTCGGTCTGCTTCCGCAAACAATATGTTGTAGTTCACAAGTATTGCTCCAGCATCTGCTATCTTGGCGTGTAGCATGGCCATAACGTGCCGAGGCCATGGCCATTGGCCGTATGTTTTTAAATCACTCTCTGTGATATTAACGACCGTGACCGAATCACTGACTACTTCTCTTGGTTCTATTTTTTGAAAATAGTCCCAGGTTTTATACCTTAATGTTTTGACTGTGTCACTGTTGTCTATCCTGATACCCAACAGAATAAAAGCAACAATGATTACCATCCATATGCTGGTTAAGATCCTCATCATATCTTCAGCACCTTGTGTGCGAACCATTTGAGGAATCGCTTGATGTAGCCGTTCACGAACCTGTTGAAGAAGTATCTAACGAACCTGACCAGGATCAGTATCGGACTGGACAGCACATCGAACGCTATCAATCCAACCTCCACTATGAGATCTATCCAGTGGTCCACTGTGTTCCACTCCTTGATCTTCTGCCAACGCAT